TTTAATCCTCTTTCTAAAGCAAGTGGTGTTTCTTCTCCCACATTTCTTTCAAAAGATTCTCCATAGTTTCCTACTTGTTGAATAATATTATATCCAAACTTCATTCCTAATCCTAACATAGGACCAATGTAACCTTCTACTCCTAAAATTCTTTTAACTTCTTTTGATTTAGATGTTAACATTAAATCAACATTTTTAGAAGTGATACCTGCCTCTTCAGCATTAATCATAATGAACATAGTCCATCTTACTACATCTTCCCATTCTTGGTCGCCTTGTCTTACAAGTGGACCTAATGGTTCTTTAGATATAATTTCAGGTAGTACCACCCAATCATCTGGATTTTCTGCACCTGCTCTTGCGGATGCTAAACCAGAAGCGTCTGTAGTAAAGACATCACACTCACCAGCAAACAATTTTGCTTTTGCGTCTTTGTTACCTTCAACATATACTGGTTTATATGCCATATTGTTTTCTGCAAAATAGTCATTTAAATTTAATTCGGATGTTGTTTCTGCTGTAATACAGACAAACGCACCATTTAATTCTGTTGCATTTTCAATATCTAAATCAGTTGGTACTAAAAATCCTTGTCCATCATAATAGTTAACGCCTGCAAATTCAAACATTAAATTAACATCCCTACTAATTGTCCAAGTAGTATTTCTTGCAAGTAAATCAATTTCACCAGACGCTAATGTTGGGAATCTTTGAGCAGCGTTTAAACCTATAAACTCTACTTTATTTGAATCACCAAATATTCCAGCGGCAACTGCCCTACAAAAATCTACATCTAAACCACTCCAATTTCCTTCTTCGTCTTTAGCGGAGAAACCAGGTAAACCTGCATTAACTCCACATACAACATAACCTCTATCTTTTACAACATCAAGTAGACCTAATTCTCTTTCTACTTTAAAACTCTTTGTTGGAGCACAACTTACTAAAAAAAATGTTGCAATCAATAACATTAATAATTTTTTCATATGATTAATCCTGTGTTAATACCTTTATTTTTTTATCTTTCTTCTTTTCAGTTAAAGACTTCGCCGTACCACCTAGTTTTAAACTACCAGATTGGTCAGGCATTTTATTTTTAATACTAATAATATTACCGTCTTTATCTATTTCAGCCATTGATGGTCCACAGATTACTCTACGTCCATCGTGTAACTTTTCTATCTTTCTTTTATCTTTCAAACAACTCATTAAACCATCATACTTAACAAATTCGCTTGAAGTATCGGTTACAATGAACATTGTTATAATAGTGACTAGTGTAGCAGCATCCATTATTCTATTCCCCCATTTTTCTGGTCTCTAATTTTGTCCTTTAATTTTTCTATATCCTCTAAAGATTTCTCCATATCCGTCTGCAACCTTTCAATGTTTACCTTATTGTTCATCATTCCTTCAAGTTGCTTCGTAAGACTTTCCACTTGTCCTGAAAGAAATTCTATGAGCATAAATTGTTCAGAATCAGCAGGCGGAGAACCTAAATCCCCCCTTGGCCATTTGATCCTAAATTCATTATTTTGTGCAATATCTCCATTTATTAAACCTTCAATATCTTTATCAATTCTTTGCACTTCACTAGTTAAATCTTTTTCTGCAAGAGTAGCTTTTGTTTCTAAATTATTTAATCGCTCAATCACCCCAAAATACGCCCACACTCCGATACCAACAGCAGCCAATATGGATAAAAGGTTCCGCATAGGCATTGAAATTGCTGTACTATCTGATATCTTCATAAATCTCCTTACTTCTTATTTTTAGGTAATTTCGCACCTGGTTTGCCAACATATAATCCAAAAAAGGCAGCACCAGCACCAACAATAGTTGATATAAACATTGCTTGTGAATTGGTTGGGTCAGGCAATTGCATAAACCAAGTTACTGATTTATAAAAGGCATAGATATATGACAACATTACCATTCTAGGTATAACTCTAAACTTGTCTAATAGACCTGCTGTCTTATTATACCAAGTAGGAGCATCCTCACCTTCATCTGGAACAAGGTCGCTCTTCTTTAGTTCATACTCTTCGGTTGTCTTTTTTACTTTAATTAAATCGTCAGCCATATAGTCCTATTTATTCTGCATATTTCTATGCCTAATTCTATCATTCTCCTCTTTGATATGATTAGATAACATATTCACATATATCTCCCTCTCCCAAGGCAACATAAATTCAAGTTCAGTTAAAGAATATTTATGATGTTGCATTAATGCAAAATTCACTTGATAATAATTCTCTAGCGATTCGTGAGAGAGGGCAATACGAAAAAATCCTGTAACCCTTGCAAAGTTAATGTACTTTTAACCTTTGTCTTCGGGTTCTCTATTTCTACTTCTTGCTTCAATTTAGGCATAGTATTAAAAAAATCATTAATTTTCTTATATGTCCTAGTATCTAAACTATCTATAAACTTGGTTAAATCTTCTTTACTGTAATCAGATGGTGAGTGTACTTTATCTCCTTCATATATTTGATGAATTGTACCAGTCAACATATCAAACATCAATTCAGTTTTCTTGGCGTCTTCTACATCTAATTTTGGGTCAAGTGTATTGATAGTAGGATAACTCATAATAATCCCAAGTTTTCTATTTTTATCAATCACAATATTATTATTATGGTCCTCCTCTACGTGTACCTCTACTTTAGACAAATCTATTTCTACTTCAGCATAAGTTTTATTGTCATCTGGACATAATAATTTAACTTTTGCTATTTCTCCAACTGACTTTGCTCTTATCTGTAAAAAAATATACTCTACATCAAATAAAGGTAGTGTATCAATATCTACAGTACCAAATGTACAAGCGTGGCAAATCTGTTTTAAAGCATTCTTCATTTCTTCTTGCGATTTTGATTCTAATGCTTGTAATAATATTTTTTCCTCTTTTACAAGGAAAGGTCTGTACTTAACCTTAACGTCCTTTGATGGTAACGTCAACTCATATGTCGCTGTTTCTATTATAGGCAATGCCATAATCTCTTCTCCTTTTTATTATATATTACTTATTAATAACGAATGGTGGAAATACTCTACCTCCTGTACCTTTACCAATCGGTATATCTCTTCTAATTTTCTCTATAACTGTTTTACTTGCACGTCTAATTTCTGGTGGCATTTTTGATAATATACCACCAATTATTCCATAATCTTTAGCAGGTTTAATATTTGGCATATCAGGAACACTTTTACCTGGACCAACAAAATTAATTGCGTCTAGTGTTAAATTCTCCCAACTTCTAAATGCAAAAGTTATAGGTATTTCCATAGGTATTATATCATCTGTTAACGATTGTAATTGTACTTCTCCAACAGTTGCTGGATATACTTCGTGCAATCTTACACCGTAAGTTAATCTATTACTATCACTCATTTTTTCATTTTCAGCTTCTCTATATTGTCCTAATTGATAGATATCCATTTGACCTACATAACTATCATAATACTTTAAATTATGAGTTTCACTATCAAACATTTTATTTTGCCAATTTTCAAAAAATGCTCTTTGTCTTAAAAACTTATCAGCCATAAAACTAGCTTGTATGGTTGAGTGATAGATATATGCATAAGGCATTTTTCTACCAGGTCCATAGGTTACAAAATTAGTAGTAGCTATATCCCTATGTGGAAATGTAATACCAGTACACATCAACTCTACATTTTCTTTTATTTCATTTGATTCTAAAGTACCAGGTTCAGCATTTCCATAAGTAACGTCTAAATGTGGATTATGTGGTATTAACTGTCTAGGTGGATACATTTTAATTAAAAATCTATTAGCTCTAGCAACACCTTCACCTCTATTAATTTCTGCCATAAATCTACCAATAGTTGTTGCTTCATTTGACTCTTTATATTGTTTTCTTTTTAATCTTTTATCACCTTCAACGTTATCTAATGACCTATCTCTTGGAAGTCCTATTCGGATATCCATATTACCGATACGTTTGCCTGCTCTGAATATTGCCATTAAACTACTCTCCTACTGTCTGACCACACTCTTTGTGGTGTTGCTTTTCTAAATTGTTGTACAGGTAAATATACTGCAATTGCCATTTCATCAACATCTATTCTTAAAAAATTTGACCTAACGTGCTTCCACAAATATTTCTTAACTGTTGGTTTAATCATACTTATATTTTTAAGTGTATTATATGACGCATTTATTACTGTAGTACGGTCAAAATCTGTATTACTAGCATATCTTTGTAACTCTTGTAATAATTTAAATCTCATCCCATAAGGTAAATAATGAAAATTCAACCCTACAAAACCACCTCTAAATGTATCTATAGGCAACACTAATGGAAATATATCATAATAAGGCAATGTCTTCTTACCTTTAGGGTCATAAAAATAAAAATTCAAACGACCTGCACTAGGTCTAACATTCAACTTACCACTTCTCATAAGAGTACGTGATCCTGCCTTACCAGCGATAGTACTCACAGCATTTTTATACCAGGACGCTGCCTTTAACGCCCCCTTTTGTCTATCTATTATGGGGTCAAATATATTTACCATATGTATATTTATAATGAAAAAGGGCACCTATTACTAGGTGCCCTTAAAGTTTAACGTATTTTTGAGAGAGAAAGGTCTACTCTTCGTCTGCCAATTTACTAAAATAAGACAACGTATCGTCTTCCTCGCTAGCAGGTTTAGAGTTCACAACGTTAGTACTTTTCACTTTACCGTTAGTCTGTTGTGGGAGGTCTACAGTTTCCACGGTACTAGTGTTTCGTGTTCCCATAATTACCCTATTCAGTTTCTCTTTGAGTTCGTCATAGGTTTTAAAATTACTAGGGTCCACAAAAGGTTTTAAAGGATATTGTTTAGACCATATCGCTTTAATGTTTTCATCATTTTCTGCTAATGGTTTCACTCCTTCAAATTCAGATTTGTCATAGTTCCAATAACCATCAACTTTTCTAATTTTCAGTTTAAGGTTTGCACCTTTCCAAAAATCAAATGGGTTGATTGCTTTTTCATCTTCAAATTGAGGTTGCATTGCTTCTGATATCTTATCAAATATTTTTTTACCATATCTGAATAAGAAAACTTTACCTTCATTTTCTGGATGTTTTGGATCGCTGACCACATAGATGTTAGAATAATATGATAATTTTCTTTTTCTCTTACGAGCAATATCTTTATCACTATCTACACCTGTGTTCCACAATCTAGTATTATCTTCACTAACTGGATCTTTAGTATTTAAAGTTGTTAATGAATTTTCAATGTACCAACCGCCTTTGTCTTGAAATGCGTGTGACCATACTCTTTGCCAAGGCATTTCTTCTTTTTCAGACGCAGGTAAAAGTCTTAAAACGGCATAACCGTTTCCAGTTTTATCTAGTTCTGGTTTCCAGAATCTATCGTCTTGATACTTACTCTTGTTTGATTTATCCTCAGGATTGAGGTTTGTTTCAAGTGCCTTTGTTATCTTATCAAAGTTACTTGATGATGATTTTAATGTTTCAAAATCCATATAATTATATCTCCTTTGTATTAATTGTATGTTGTATTTGTGTTAGCTATATTATCGCTATCTCTTTCTTATTTATA